CCAACGAATACTCTGCAACAACTCAACCGGTCGGCGGTGGCGCTGATGAAGAGGTTTCCGACATTATCGATGGTTTAATTCGGTCTATCTACCGCGTTAGCGGTTTTGATGACATATCAACCAAGGCGGGTAAGAGATTACTTGCAACTGGTGCCGCGTTTTATCGAATTATTGCCACTTATATCGGTGAGAGTGTTTATCAAGACCTGAAAGTTGTACCAATCGTCGATGGTAACGAGCGCGTTTGGTTTGATTGCCATTCAACGCTGCAGACTCGAGAAGACGCTAACCATGTTGTAATTCTTACCGATGTCTCAAAAGAGAAAGCAGAGGGTCTATGGCAGGATCGAGACGGCGGTTTTGAATCACTATCGAACTCTATTAGCGGAGAAACATACACGCATAAAAAGGATGAGCACTTCACCGTCGGCGAGATTGTTTACAAGAAGCCAATCAAGAAAATGATCTACGCGCTTGAAGATGGCGGCCAAGTAGACGACGAAGGTTTAGAGCGATTAAACCTAACGGCTGATGATGCTGTTGCTTCGCGTGAGTGCGATACCCATAAAGTATATTCTCGCAAATTTGACAACAAAGGCTGGCTTGAAGAGGAAAAAGAAACGTCTTTTGATCATCTTCCAGTGATTGCCGGTTATTGTGAATTTGATGTAATTGAGGGTAAGGTAGTATTTAAAGGAATGGTTGAGCCTTTGATGGACGCTCAGCGTGCTTATAACTACGTTGAGTCGCGAAAGATAGAAGAGTCTGTTTTAGCAGCCCGAAGCAAAACATGGGTTGATCAAAGGACAGTAGAGGGTAAAGAAAAAGAGCTAAGCGCAATCAATCGATCAGCAAAAGAGGTTCAATTGTGGAACCCTGATGTAAAAGGAATGCCCCCAGTAGCGCCTTTCAAAACGCCCGGCCCGCAGGTTAATCCGGCGTTATCCGAATTATCTGCAGACATGACAAAGAATATGATGCTGATCTCTGGCTTGCCTAATGACGTTTTCTTGATGGAAGCGACCAAGCGTGATTCAGATTTCAGAGCAGATAGCCGCCAAAGCATTGGACAAATGGGAACATTCGAGGGCTATAGATCATTCAAGGTAATGCTTGAGCACACTGCAAAAGTAATTTTAGGAGCAATCCCTCGCGTTTACGATACTGCAAGAAAGATTCGCATACACGATGAATCTGGTCAGACTTCGGAAGTGGATATCAATTCAGTTGAAAACGACAAAGTCATAAACGATCTAACAACAGGTAATTACCATGTAAGCCTAAAAATAGGGGCTACATTCGAAGACAGAAAAACACAAGCTAATACCAAAATTCTCGAAGCAGCTCAGTACATTGAGGGTCTGGCACAGCGTAACGCAGATATTATTTTGAATAACGTTGACGCCCCGGGCATGAGCGCAGCAGCAGATCGAGAGCGCGCAAGGCTGTTCAGAGAGAATCAGATACCGGAAAGTCAGCTTACCGACATTGAGAAAGAAAAGCTCGCAGCCGCACAACAGCAGCCACAACAGCCCGACCCAATGGCAATGATTGCGCAAGCAGAAGTTGAGCAAGCGCAAAATAAAACACGGGAGACGCAATTCAAAGCACTAGAAGCTCAAGCGAAGTTGGAGCTACAGAAGCAGAAGCAAGACGCAGAAGAAAACCTCAAAGCGTTCGATGCAGAACTAGAAGCCACTAAGTTTATGCAAGAGCAGGAGTCTAGAGAGATCGACGACAATAAAAAGCTCGCAGAGACACTGAAAACACTAAACGAATCTTTCGCACCGCAAGAGCTTATCGATCAGCAGGCGCTAGCCGTTGATTCACAGCAAGACCAGATTTAACCACCAGAGGCCATTCCGGCCAAGCCACTAGAAGAGACCAAGACCATGAATGAAGAAAATGCTTTAGAGTTAAACGCGCCTGTAGAAAATGAAGAATTGGAAGAGGTGATTGAAGATGTTGAAGAAACCGAAGAGGTTGAACAGCAAGAAGACACGGAGACTGATGAAACGGAAAGCGAGCCAGAAGCTAAACCCGAAAAAAAGAAGATCAGCACGTTTTTCACTGATGACGACATTAAGCGCCTAAGAAAGACCAACCCTGATTTTTCGGATCGAGTTGAGGAGCGAGTCAAGCAAGATACGAAAGTTAAATATGATCTTCAAAAAGAGATCAAAGAGCTTTCCGACACGTCATCCAGAAAGGATGATGAAATCGCCGAGCTAAAGGCAAAGCTTCTTGAGAGAGAAAAACCAGAAATTGCACCGGCTCCAACCGAAGACGATTACTACACAGACGCAGATTTAGCCAATCAAAAGCTACAGCGCCATATAGAGTCCATTAACGCTCAAAAAGAATGGGAAGGTAAAAGCCAAATCTTCCAACAGCAAACCGCTCAGCAAAAAGCAGAGGCGTCGCAAAGGCAGTTCAAGCCGATTGAAGACGCGTTTTTAGAGCGAGCAAAAGAAATCGGACTTAATAAAGAAACGGTCGACGGTTACGCTACTGACTTAGCGCCAATTTTCGCCGACAAAGGAAATGTGGGCATGGGCATTCTCAAGCATGAGGAAGGCCCAAAGATTTTAGAAGCGTTGCACAAAGATGTACAGTTGCAACAAGACATGAGAGGCATGACTGAATTTGAAGCAGGTCAGGCTATAGAAAAGTTAGTGCGATCCAGCACGAAAAAACCAAAACGACAATCCTCCGCTCCCTCACCAGATGAACCCCTTACCGGCACTACAAAACTAAGTGACCAGTACACGGGGCTAGTTAACGAGGACGGCTTTTCTTAAAAGGTAAAATCTCATGCCAAACAATGTTCTAGGTTCCAATTACGGCACCAAAGTAATGAAAACAATCGCTGCGGGCTTCGAGTCTGCTGTGGTTTCATGTAAAACCGTTGACACTCAAACTATTCAAGGTCAGCACAACTCAAGCACCGGCGATGTTATTTATATCAAGCGTCCGGCGTCCTACAAAGCGATTGAAACCGATCGTGGCGACCTTACCGGTATTTCTAAAAATATTATCGGTGTTGGCCAGATTCCAGCAACTCGGCAACAGGTTATTTCTGTTCCTGTTGAGTGGGATCAAGTCGAGGAAGCTTTGGAGCTGAATCAGTTGGATGAAACGCTCGCGCCAATCGGCGAAGAAGTTTGTACTCGATTAGAGAGCAACCTGAATCGATTTATGCTTAACAATTCTGCTTTAAGCTACGGCACGCCAGGCACACCAGTTAATGAGTGGTCTGATATTTCCGGCGCTCAAGCATTGATGGAAGCTATCGGCGTTCCTAAGACTGGTAAGCATTACTACCAAATGGACCCCTTTGCAAAAGTTGCATTAGCTGGCGTTCAAACTGGTTTGTCTGCTAACGGTAAAGTTAATACAGCGTGGGAAAATGCTGTTGTAACCGACCAGCTTGCAGGTATGACGGCGCTAAGTTCTAACGCTCTCAATTCGTACCTTACTGGTACAAGCACAGACCGAGTAGGCGCACTTTCTGCTGATCCTGATGTGACTTGGGCGACCCATAAGGACACAATGAAGCAAACCCTAGCGGTTACTGGTTTTACAGCAGGTGCAACGATTAAAGCGGGTGAGACCATAATTATTTCTGGTCGATACCATACTAACCCACGAAATCGCCAGGTTATTATTGGCGGTGATGGTAATCGTTTGGGTTGGAGAGCCACAGTAGTCGAAGATGTAACGCTAGATGGTTCTGGCGATGGTTCAATTGTTGTAACTAACGCGGCTATCTTCGATAACACATCAAACAACCAGTTTGATAATATCGATTCAGCGCTAGTTTCCGGCGATGTTGTGACCATTTTGGGTAATGCAAACACCGACTACAAGCCTAACCTTTTCTACCATCGTGCAGCGTTTGTAATGGGCACTGTGAAGCTTCCTAAGCTTTATGCTACAGATGTCAACTACAAGTCAAAAGACGGTATAGAAATGCGTATGGTTCGCTACTCTGACGGCGATGCTGGTGTTCAGAAGCTGCGTGTCGACATTATGCCCGTGTTTGGTGTAACTAATCCTCTGTTTGCCGGCAAAGGCTTCGGAGCGTAAATCTAACAGCCCTCTTCGGAGGGCTTTTTTATTGGTGGAATATGAAACCTATAATGCTTTATTCAAAAGATATCAAAGGAGTAACAACCGATAACGGTTTCAATGTCAATGTCGCTAAAACCGAGGGTGAGTTCGAAGAATTAAAAAAAC